AAAACAAATAGAACAGAATTTAGTCTTCGGAGTCAAATTTTACTACACCTCTCTTCTCGAGTACGGTGTTAAAATTATTAGGAGTATTAACACCCCTATCCCATATGCACGCAAACCATGCATGTGCAGACTCAAACACAGTATACCAAGTTCCATCAATAATTCTAAAACCTCTAAAGTGTATGAGTTCATATATGGAGCATTCCGAGTTGTTACACAGAACACGCTTATCTCCAAAAACAATATAATCAGATTCATCATCCATAAATTTTGTTCCTACCTACCTCCAAAAGGTACTAACTATAGTTAACTTCTATCATTAGCACAAATCTCTATTTAACGTCGGAGTGTTTAGCGACTAAAAGAGCAACTTTTAACCAAATTGGTTGACGCCATTAACAATGTTACTAACGTCCTTTTTAATTTCCTTTTTGACTTGTTTCTTAATTTTCTTCTTCTCTCCTCTAACAGCTTTACCTGCTGGTCCCTGAAAAGATCCATTTTTATTACGTGGTCCATATTGGATCGCATTATTCTTTTTCATCCTTCCACCAGCTGCTTTCACAGCACGTTTTGGTGTTGGGCCTTTAAGTTTTGGTGCTGAACTTGGAACAGGACTGCCTCCTTGACGAGCTCCTTTCCATCCTTCTGCTGCTCCCAAAACGGGTTTTGCTAATCCTGTCACGAAATCTGCAACCCCATCGGCTATTCCCATGAACCAGTCACCCAGTCCATTATCACTAAACCTACAACCAACTGGCATATGCTTTATTATCTCAGAATAAAACCCCAGGGCAATATAATCTTCACATGGAGACATTTTCGCTAAAACAGCTAAATTTCCATCTTGTGAAGATATAAATCTTTCTACGACAACTGTCCTATTGACTTTAAAAGTTGACTGTGGGGTCAAACCCGAAAACACAGCTCCCTTGGAATTCCAAGGGCCTTTAAAATTATTAGTTCCACAAACATTAACTTGAGTAACATCAGCAGAAAAAGTTGGTACGAAAGCATTTGATGAGAAATCCAAAGAATTTCCCGCTGTAGGCCACACCAGTTCATTTTGAGTATAAACTGATGTCATTGTGTTTGGAAACGTTGGAGGAT